GTGTAATTGACATGGTTGAACAGTTGACACAAGAATAAAATCCTGTATAATTAAATGATTAACTAAGGAACCGGTATGGCAATCAAGATCGATGGAATGAAAAAGAAAGCTAAAGTTACTAATATCAACTTCAGCGATGAAAAATATACAGGCACGGAACCTAAATGGGATTATGATCGTGCTTTAGAATTTTCTGATGAAGAATTTGACCATCACTTGCGTAAAAGCCTAGTCTACTATAATTATTACTACAGCGTAAAAGATCTGAAGAAATATGTAGTAGATTATCTACGTAAAAACACAGAGCAAAATCATAAGATGGATAAAGAAACCATTGATAGATATAGTCGTTCTGCTGACAGCCTAACTCCGTTTACTGTTTGCGCTTTAGTTAAAGCTCATTCTCAAGGCATGCCCTTGCGTGACAAGCATGTTGAATATATTCTTAATGCTGTTCGTCGTGTTCTTGAAATGAAAGCCGACAATGATGAAGAGTTTGACGTTAAAAAAGAAACTAAAACATTAGCCCAATTACCAACCATCCAAGACCGTATGAATGAAGTAGCTAAGAAACATATCTTATACTTTGAAATCCTTGAAGATGGATTATTCGCTGGTGAAACCATAGATCCTAAAGCCTACGAATACTTAACAAAGAATAATGTTCCACAGGCTCTTATCAGTAAAATACAATCGATATTTGAATCACGTTATAACGAAATGCTAGAAGCACGCAAGGGTGAAGACGAACAGCTGAAAGAAGGCTACAGCCACTACAAAGCCGCTGACTATAAACGCTGTGAACAGTTTTATACTAAACTATTCCAAGACTTGGCCGCTTATAATCAAACCAAGAAAGCTACTAAAAAAGCCTCGGTCCGTAAACCACCACAAAAAGAAAAACTAGTCAAGAACTTGAAATACCTCAAACAAGACACAGCTACTAAATTGGTATCAATCAATCCAGTAGACATCGTTGGTGCTGAAGTGTTATGGGTCTACAATGTTAAAAATCGCAAAATTGGCAAATATGTAGCAGAAGCCATGGGAGGTGTGTTAGGCATCAAAGGTACTACCATCACAGGTTATGATGCTAACAAGAGCATACAAAAAACACTTCGTAAACCAGAAGAACAACTTAAACAATTCCTAGCTAGTAGTAAAGTTGACTTACGTAAGTTTATTGAAAATATCAAGACCACTGATATTAAATTAAACGGACGTATCAACGCAGAAACCATATTACTTAAAGTTCAATAATCCCCCTCGAGGTAGCGTAAAGACAAAGTTATCCTAGAGCTGAGCATAAATACATGAACAGCAACAGGATAACTTATGTCATATTCAGTAAATCATACACCAGACTTACCAGGTAATATATCATCTACTTCTGGTAACCTAACAAGTAATTTAAGTCTATTCACAGACAGCTTGTATGACCCTAGCAAAGGTACAGGTGCTGGACATATTGCTTTTGATGCTAACTTACAGGCACAACTAGACACAGTAGCTAGTAAACGTGCAGAAATCATTGACTATATCCGCCTACGCCTAGGTGATCAAATCATAGACGTAGAAGCTGACAAAGAACACTACGAGATGGGTATCAATCAAGCATTGATACGCTATCGTCAACGCAGCAGTAACAGCGTAGAAGAAAGCTATGCTTTCCTAAATCTACAGCCAGAAACACAAGAATATATATTACCTAATACCATAATGAACGTCAGACAGATATTCCGTCGTGGTATTGGTAGCGTATCAGGAACAACAGCGTCACAGTTTGAACCATTCAGTTCAGGTTACTTGAACACCTACATGTTGGTAGCTGGGCGTGTTGGTGGACTTACAAACTATGAATTATTTGTAGACTATCAAAAACTAGCAATGACCATGTTCGGTGGTTACATGAACTTTACATGGAATAAAGTCACTAAGAAACTGACTATCATACGTAAGATGCCATTTGGTTATGCTGGTGACACTGGTAATAATTCAGATAGTTTCCAATTTGAAAGTGTGCTATTATGGATCGACAACTACAAACCAGACATCATGCTACTAAACGATAACATGACATTCCCGTGGATACAAGACTATGCGCTGGCCCTAGTTTCGATGTCAATCGGACAAGCACGTGAAAAATTCGCTTCAATAGCAGGACCACAAGGCGGCACTAGCCTAAACGGTACAGCACTCAAACAAGAAGGTAAAGAACTACTTGAACGTCTAGATGATGAAATCAAACGTTATGTAGATGGTAGCATGCCTTTAACTTGGGTAACTGGTTAATAATCTCTAGACAAACACGCAGTTTTCTATTAAAATATTAGTATCAACTAAGGAGATTCTATGTCACAAGTCATTGGTATCGTGGGCTTTATCGGATCTGGTAAAGACACTGTCGCAGATTATCTAGTTAATTTTCATGGTTTTAGACGTGAGAGCTTTGCCAACAGTTTAAAAGATGCTGTAGCACAAGTATTTGGTTGGGACCGTGAGCTACTAGAAGGACGTACTAAACAAGCTCGTGAATGGCGTGAAACACGTGATGAATGGTGGAGTACCAGACTTAAGAAAGACATAACTCCTAGATGGGTGCTACAATATTGGGGTACAGAAGTAGTGCGCAAAGGCTTCCATGATGACATGTGGGTAGCTAGTTTAGAACATAGATTGTTAACTAGCACCGATGACATCGTTATCACAGACTGTCGCTTTCCTAACGAAATTAAAGCTATCCGTAAAGCAGGAGGTCGTGTTATACGTGTTAAGCGTGGTGAGGAACCTGAATGGTTTGATGATGCCAAGAGTATGAACAAAGGCCCTAGCCGCAACATGAGCTGGGCACTAAGCAAACACAACATTGAAAAATTAGGTATCCATGCCAGTGAAACTGCTTGGGTAGGACAAAAGTTTGATGCAGTATTAAACAATGATGGTACGCTAGATGAGCTATACCAACAGGTTGAGCGTGAAATTATCAATAATCAGGCACCAAATCACCCTGACGCCATCCTAACCCCTCTCGGGCAACTTCATACTGACAGTTAGCACATATTGTTTTTAAGTTAAGTTGTTTGGCGTTGTTTAAATCACCATCTATATGGTAAACGAATAGTTGTTCTTTTAATTTAGCATGGAAACCACACTTTTCACAGTGTGGTTTTCGTTTGTATCCTTCTAACATCCAACGCGGCTTAGGAGCAGGTAGTCCTCGCTTCTTTCTACAGCAAGTATCACACTTAGATCTATAGTAAATTTTACCATGCATCTTATAGTTGACTGCAACGGGCTTTTTACCACAGATTTCACATATTTTTCGGTATTCCATATAGGTATTTAGCTTACTCTAGCAAGCGAACCTTTCAAAGGGCACCTAAACACACCAAAATATCTAAAAACTAATAAATAGTTTAAAGTAATCCATTTAGAGGAACAAATACTATGGCAACATTAAATTCACCAGGCGTATCAGTAACGGTCATTGATCAAAGTCAATATGCACCAAATCAACCTGGATCTATCTCTTATGTTTTAGTTGCAACAGCATCCAACAAAATCAGTCCTACTACTAATGCAGTAGCTACAGGAACAACGATAGCTAATGCTGAACAGCTAATAACAGTAACTAGCCAACGTGATCTAGTTACATATTTTGGCACTCCAACATTCCAAGTAGATTCTGCAGGAAATCCAATAAACGGTGACGAACGTAATGAATACGGCCTATTAGCAGCTTACAGTGCATTAGGTGTAAGTAACCAATTATATATACAACGTGCTAATGTTGATTTAAATCAACTTACTGGTACAAGTGTTCGCCCAACAGGTACACCAGCTGATGGTTCATATTGGTTAGATTTAAACAATACTAACTGGGGTATTTACGAATGGCAGTCTGACGCAGGTGGTTTTATGCTACAAGCCCCAGATGTTATTACTTCAACAGCATATACAAGTGGTGGTGTTCCATTAAGTTCATACGGTATGATCGGTGATTATGCTGTAGTAACTACAAGCGCAAGCAACCCTATTTACTATAAAGGTTACCTAAATCAATGGGTACTAGTAGGTAGTGATAGTTGGAAGAGCAATGTTGCAACCATTACTGGCGTTATTGCTAACCCAGCTAACTTGTCAGTGGGTAGTAAATTTATTCTTAACGGTACTACAGTTACATTAACAGGTACTACGGTCCAATCAGCAGCAACAACTATTGCTAATGCTGGTATTACTGGTGTAAGTGCTACTGTTAATTCAGTAGGCCAACTACAAATTTTTGTAAACAGTACTGCTAACGGCGGTAGCGGTAACTTAGTAATTACAAGAGGTATCACCCTTGGTAATGCTACAGTTGATGCAGCAGTTCCACTAGGTTTATTACAATCTACCGGTGCTGTAAGCAACGCAGGCAATACATATACATACTTAGGACCAACAGTATCATACGCAGGTTACACAAGTCCTCCAGCATGGAGATCAACAGATTCAACTCCAAGACCATATGGTTCAGTATGGTTTGAAACAACAGCAACTGGTAACGGTGCTAGCTGGGGTCTAAAAGAATACAGTGCTGTGAATGCTTCATGGCAATTATTACCAGCTCCACTATATTCAAGCGACACAGCAGCTATCCAAGGATTAAGTCCTATAGCTGGTGGTGCTGATCTAGCAGTTGGTACACTATATGTTAAATATGACACATTAGGTACTAGTACAGGTACATTTAAACCTTATGTTAAAAATGTAGCAGGTATATTAACTATTACAGGTAATGCAACTAGTGGTACAGCTACATATAATAATGGTGATAAATTTAACTTGTCAGTATCTGTACCAGGTTCATCAGTGACACAAAGTGCCAACGTTACACTAAGTGGTACAACAGCGGCTAGTTTAGTTTCAAGCATTTTATCTGCAAACTTACCAAACTTAACGGCTGGCTTAAACAGCAGTGGTGTAGTTTATATTAGTCACACAGCTGGTGGTACTATTCAAATTACTGAATACATTGGTACTCCATTGTTAACAGCAGGTATTTTAACTAATAGCTCTGTACAAACAATCAGTGCAGGTAGCGTATACTTGGCAAGCCCATTTACTCCATTAACCTACACATATTCATTTAGTTCACCATACAGCAACCCAACAGACGGCACACTATGGTATTATAACAATCCATTAGATGTTGACATCATGATCAACACTGGTTCAGCATGGAGAGGTTACAAAAATATCACTAACGATGCACGTGGTTACAACTTATCACTAACAGATGCAACTGGTGTTATCTTATCAGCTAGTCAACCAATCACTCAAGTTAGTGGTGGACAATTAGTTGCAGGTGATTTATGGATTAATACAAGTGATTTAGAAAACTTCCCTGAACTATATCGTTACAACGGCAGCACATGGGTATTGATCAACAATACTGATCAAGTTAGTTCAAATGGTATCTTGTTTGCTGATGCACGTTGGAGTTCTACAGGTAATGTAAATCCGATTACAGATTCATTACCATCGATAACAACATTGTTGACTAGCGATTATTTAGATCCAGATGCTCCAGCATATCAACTTTATCCGCGCGGTACATTGTTATTCAATACACGTCGCAGTGGTTATAATGTTAAACAGTTTGAAAGTGCTGCATTTAATTCAACACAACTAGCTACAGTAACAGGTACACAAGCTGGTGCTTGGATTACATACAGTGGTGATGATCCTACAACAGGTATTCCATATTTTGGTCACAAAGCACAACGTTCAGTTGTTATACGTGCTATGAAATCAGCTATCGAATCAAGCACAGCACTGCGTGAAGAAAACACACAGTTCAATTTAATGTGTGCTCCCGGATACCCAGAACTAATCCAAGACATGATCACGTTAAATAACGATCGTCAGGACACAGCATTTATCATTGGTGATACACCATTAGATTTAAGTTCAGACTCAACTACATTAACTAACTATATCACTGATGCAGCTAATGCAGCAGACAACGGTGAAAAAGGTCTAGTAAGTTACAGTGAATACTTAGGTGTTTACTATCCAAGTGGATTAGCTACTAACTTAGATGGTAACAGCGTTGTTGTTCCACCGAGCCATATGATGTTACGTACATTTATCCGTAGCGACAATTTAGCTTATCCATGGTTTGCACCAGCTGGTGTACGTCGTGGCGTTATTGATAATGTTAGTGCAATTGGTTATATTGATATAAATGATAATAATGTGTTCCGTAGCATTGGTGTAACTAATGGTCTACGTGATGTATTATACGAAAATTCAGTTAATCCAATTACAAGATTGCCGGGTGTTGGTATCGTAGCATATGGTCAAAAGACACGTGCTTCAATGACATCAGCAATGGATAGAATTAACGTAGCAAGATTAGTGGTTTACCTACGTAAAGTATTAGCAGAAACAGCTGCCCCGTTCATCTTTGAACCAAATGATACTATTACACGTAGCCAAGTAACAACAGCGTTTAACAGCATTTTCAATGATCTAGTTGCTAAGCGTGGTGTTTATGACTACTTAGTAGTTTGCGATACAACAAACAATACACCGGATCGTATTGATGCTAATGAATTGTACATTGATATCGCAGTTAAACCAGTTAAAGCTATTGAATTTGTTTACATTCCTGTACGCTTATTAGCAACAGGCGCTCCGTTAACAATTAGTTAATAATATACGCACTTAATAGGGAGGAGTGATCCTCCCTAAGTGTAATAGAAAAACAGGTAAATATATAAAACAAGGAATAAAAAGATGGCAACATCATCATTAAGTAAATTTACAGTACCGTTAAGTACAAACCAAAGCGCAAGCAATCAAGGCTTGTTAATGCCAAAATTAAAGTTCCGCTTTCGCGTAACTTTTATTAACTTTGGTGTAACTCAACCAACTACTGAATTAACAAAACAAGTGATGGATTTCAAACGTCCTTCAGTGACATTTGATCCAATCACTATCGATGTTTACAACAGTAAAATCTATCTAGCAGGCAAACCTGCATGGGATACTGTAACTTGCACACTACGTGATGATGCATCAGGCGAAGTTTCTAAACGTATCGGCGAACAATTACAGAAACAATTTGACTTCTATGAACAAGCTTCAGCAAGTTCAGGCATTGATTACAAATTCCAAACACTACTTGAAATCCTTGATGGTGGTAATGGTACAGCTAACCCAGTTGTGCTTGAAACATGGGAATTAGATGGTTGCTTCTTAACACAAGCTGATTATCAAAATGTTGACTATGCAACAAATGATCCGGTGACTGTTCAATTGACTATCCGTTACGATAATGCTATTCAAACACCAGTTGGTTCAGGTGTTGGCGGTGCTATAACAAGAACAACAGGCACTACAATTACTGGCTAATCCAGAGGAAAACTAATAACAAAGCCCGGTTAAAATCCGGGCTTTTTTTTCTCGATAAATAATATAAATGGAATAATTTATGTCTGGTCTTTTTAATACATATTTAAACGGTACAACCGCTGGCGAACCTGGTCTAAGAGACTACAAACATGCGGCACGTACTTTCATCGACGGACTCTATAGATTAAGTCCTAAGATGAATTCGTTGTTCCACGTGTTCATCGAATTAAATCCTGCAATAGCACAACAAGATCCTGAAAATCCATTGGCATTATATGAAATTGGCCTACTAGCTAAAACAGCTCAGTTACCTAAGTTTACTGTGCAAAATTCAATTATGAATGCCTACAATAGAAAAAATATTGTGCAGGAAAGAATTAACTATGATCCAATATCATTAACATTCCACGACGACAGTGCAGATGTTATACGTAATTTCTGGTATGGATATTATTCATACTATTATAGAGATGCTGATCACAGCCAGGCATTGTACGGTCAAGATTACAAATACAAACAACGCCAATCACAAAATTGGGGATTCAGTCCAAAATTTCAAGGTCCAGGCACACCTAATTATATTAACGCCATTCGAATTTACAGTTTGCATCAAAAATCTTTTAGTTCATATGTATTGTTCAGACCAACTATACAGTCATTCCAACACGGTGAACACATGCAGGGTGATTATACACCATTAGAGCATTCGATGACTATTGCTTACGAAGCAGTACAATATGAATATGGATTAGTCAGTGCAGGCACAGTCACAGGATTTGATATTATCCATTACGATAATACAGCAAGTCCATTATCCCAAAATGGGCTAACTAATTCCTTTAATCTAGGTGGTTTGATAGAAAGCACGATCGGTGGAGTGAATAATTTAAATACTGGTACGTATGGTACTACAGGCTTTAATGCGGTCAGGGCGTTTAATGCTTTCCAAAATCAAGATGCTACTAGCGGAGTATCAGCATTGTCATTAGTGGCTTCAAGTATACTACGAGGTCAAAATTCACAAAGCACAGTGTTTGTTCCTACACCTAGCAGTGTCCAAGACGGTATTAGTAAAGCAGTTCCTACTTTTCCTAAGGGAGCTACTCCTATCAATGGTATACAAAATATCAATACACAAACTAGTCAAATTCCATCCGTTAATTCTGGAATCATTGGAGGATAGATAATGACAGTCTACGGCAATTTACCACCAGCATCAAACAATAATACAACTACAGGATATTTTGATAACTTTTTCACTCAGATAAACACAGTCAGCGAAAATGTCAATGATGCTGTTATAGGATATTTCCAAGAGTTAACAGGTAACAAAGATAGCGGAGCTACATTAGCGGCCGCAGTTTTATATACAGCACAGCAACAAAATATTGAACCAATGCAATTAATTGACGAGTTTCGTAAATTAAAACCTAATGAATTAAATGCTTATCTAACTATGTTTCTTAATTTTAATAGAGTCGGTACCAGCCTATTGGGATTAAGCAATACTCCACAAACCAGCAAGTATATCACAAGGGCAATATTGCCATAAATCATGGCCAAGTTTGCATCAGGAAAATATACAGTAAAGAACCCTGAGAAATATATGGGTAAACGTGTACCTACCTATCGTAGCAGTTGGGAGTTTACCTTTATGAGTTTTTGTGATAACAATCCAGCAGTGTTAAATTGGGCCAGTGAAGCCGTCAGCATTCCTTACTACAATCCAGTCAAAGGACGCCAAACAATCTACGTGCCAGACTTCTTAGTAGTCTACGTGGATGCTAATCAAAAGCAACACACAGAACTAGTAGAAATCAAACCTTCGACAGAAACAACTATGGAAGGTGCTCGTAGCTATCGTGATAAATTAAGTGTAGCAATTAATATGGCCAAGTGGGCAGCTGCGGATAGTTGGGCTAGAGCTAATAACATGCGATTTCGTGTTGTAACCGAGTTTGACTTGTACCGCAACCAAAAGAGATAAATAAAGTGTAGGTCGCGATGTTAGAGCATCCACCTACTCTATAACTGTGAGGAGTTACAGCAATGATATTTATTCAGAACAAATATACTAAATGGTATAATAGCATTATTTCTAATGCACAAACAAGAACTTTACCAAAAGACACATACATAGAAAGACATCATATTATACCAAGAAGTTTAGGTGGTAACAACGAACAATCAAATTTGGTTAAATTAACTGCTAGAGAACATTTTGTGTGCCATCTTTTATTAACAAAAATGACCACTGGTAGAATGCGTTATAAAATGTCAAAGGCGTTAACTATGATAATGAGTATCAGACGTGTAGGCAATCGTAGTAATTATTCTATTACTAGTAGGTGGTATGAGCATGCTAGAAAATTAGCTAGTATAGTCCGTACAGACTACTGGACAGAAGAACGTCGTAAAGCACAATCTATTAAAACAACCAATTATTTTGCAACTGTAGATAAATCAACAGATGAATATAAACGTCGCGGTGAAGGAGCACGTCAATATAATTTAAATAAAGTTTGGACTGATAAAGCCATAGCGAATAGATTAAATAATTGCCTTAAATCAGCAGCGTCACGAAAAGGAAAAAAAAATCCTGAACATGGTACAGTTATATTTAAAAATTATGCCATTAAAAATATTGAAACAATTAAACAAATATGGAATTTATATAACCAAGGCAAAAATAGACGGCAAATATCTATTCAATTATCTATTAGTTGGGATAGGGTAAATCTGGCTATAA